CGCATGCGCTCCTCGGCCCCGCGCCCGCCCATGACCGCGCCGCCCAGAACGCCGCCGACCGCGCCCCCCACCAGCTCCATCGGGACCGGTTTCCAGATGTCCGTCTGCTCGCTTGCCGGGAGGTTGTCGTTCAGCGCCGTGCGCTGCGCCAGACCACGGGTGGCGTTCTGCAAGGACTGCCCGATCAGCCCCGTCATGGCGCGCTCCAGCGTGTTCTTGATGCTGGGATGGAAGTAGGCTGCGTAGTCGATCGCCAGGCTGGGCAGGATTTCGCGTTTGAAGGTCTCCTGCAGGATTTCAGCGGCCGTCTCCGGTGAGGCTCCGTGCAGGTCGATGGCGTCGCGGTAGTTCGCGCCGGCGTCGATGGCCGAAAACGCCGTAGCCATGGCCGTCGTTCCCCCCACCCTGGCGAACATCGGGACCAGCGATTGCTTCAGCCCGAGCGCTGTCAGCGAACTCTCGGCCCCGGTTCCGATGCCCGCGCCGAGCATCACGAACGGCAGAATGGCCCCCGCCTGAGAGCCGAGGAGGTTTGCTGCCCATTCGGGATCGGCCAGCACCGTGGGGTCTTCGAAGGGGCTGACCTCGACGCGCGGGTTTTTCGGCTGCAAGTTCGCAATCGCGCGGTCGGCCATTTCCTGGCCGGCATCGCCGAGCCCGGTCAGTGCCTCGCCGACCTTCTGTTTGCCGAAGCGCTCGACCGGGTTACTCCCCTGGCCCTTCTGCAGCGCCGCGCCGGTCGCCTGCACCAGCCCGGCAAGCCCCTTGCCGAGGCTCCATGCGGCCCGCCCGCCGGCCTTCATCGCGGTATCGACCAGGCCCGCCGCGCGAGACGGAATGGACTCGTCGGGGTCGGCCCCCACGAACTGCGGCTGAGGGATCTGACTCGGCACGCCCGGCAGGCCCGTCATGGCCGTACCCGGGACCGGCGCCCTGCCGCTGTACTTGTAATCCCAGAGGTTGGCCTTCAGCTCCTCTGGCACGTCCAGCTTGTCGAAGCGCGCCTTGAAGTCGTCCGGGCCCGTCGCCCCGTAGAAGTTGTCCCACAGCTCCGCCTTGCGCTCCTCGGGCAGGGGCAACGGGTCCAAAATGGAGCGCAGATCGGGCACTTACTGCCTCGCCGCTTGGCGATAGGGATTTGGCGGAGCGACAATCGCGCCTGGCGCAGCCGTCGCAGCGCCGGTGCCTGGCTGCCCCTGCAGCTCGCGAACGATCTCGGCTTTCCGCTTCTGAATGGCCGTCACGCGGTCCGTTGCCGCCTGGTAGGCGGCCTGAACCTGCTGACGCCTCGGTGAAACGTACTGCGTCGTGTCCTTCCCGGTCGCGGGATCCTTCACCGTGATCTTGCTTGTCGGGCTGAGGTCGATCTCCGACATCTTGGCGGGATCGAAGTATTTGCCGGTGAGCAAGGCCCCGCCAAGGGTGCGCCTCTCCTCATGCTTCGCCGCCTCTTCCTTCTCGAGCGCCAGCAGCTCCGTGCGGAGCTGGTTGGTGTTGCTCTGCCGCGACGCCGCCGTCTGGTCGCGCGTCGCCCCGGCACGGATGCCGGCGACAGTCACATCCTTGGCGCGGTTCTTGGCACCCTCTTCCTCGCGCGACGCCGAGTTGATGAAGCTCGGAGCGACGCTCTTGTCCACGTACCCGAGGCCCGGCACATAGACCTGGTTGAGCTGTTGCTCCAAGCTCTTCTCGGCGCCGAATTTCTTGAGGGCCGCGGCATTGGTCGCCGCCAATTCGCGCAGTCTGTCGTTCTCCAGCTCGTCGGCGCTGCGGATAGCGTAGGTGCGGTCGCCGTACTCGATGGTCTTGCCCAGTGGCATATTCATCGAGAGCGCCGGGATGCCGCCGAAGAAGCGCTGCATCGAGGGGTCCAGAGGCAACTGCACTGAGCGCGTGTCCTCGCCTGGCGGAACCTCAACGAGAGCGGGGTTCGTCCCTAGCGCCAGGCGTGTGTTGATGTCCTGGAGCTGGTCCTGCTTCTGCTGGTGCGCGTACTGACGCCGCTGGTTCACGATGTTGTTCTCGAACTCCTGCTGCGCGCGCTGGTCGGCCGCCATGCGGCGGTCGTACTCGCCCTGGTCCTGCGTCAGCTTCGCCATGTGCTCGCGGATCAGGAGGCCGTCCATGATCCCGTCGATGATCGGATTGTTCGTTGGCATGTCGGTTTACCCCCCGTAGTCCACGCCGTAGCCAGGGGAGAGCTGGAAGGGCGACAGCCCCCCGGCGCTTCCGTTCCACAGCGGCAGGTTGTTCACCGTCAGACCACCGGCCCCGCCACCGGCCCCGTCCTTGGCCGTCATCATCGCCATGAGCGTCTGCAGCCCGCCCGAGACCGCGCCGCCGGCGACGTTGCTCCCCACGGGTTTGGCGAGGTACTCCTGCGCCACCTTCATCGCCGCGAGCTGGCGTTGCAGGGCGTACTCGGCGAGCTGCGACTCCAGGTTTGACATCTGGCCGCGCCGCGCCATGTCGGACTGAATCACCGCCTTGCCCTCCTTGCCGCTGCCGCCGAAGCCGCGGGCGTACATCTGGCGCGCGATCTGGTCCGGCGCGCCCGCGTACAGGCTATTGATCTGCGCCCGCCCGGCGATGCGCATGGGGTTCGTCCCGGCGCTCGGGTCGGTCATGATCGAGTTGAGCTGGTCCTCCAGCGACCCAGCGACGACCTTCTGCCCGCTCGACAAGGGGCTGCGGTTGTTCAGCCCCCCGGCCAGCGCACCGAGCCCCGTGGTCTCAAGCCTGCCGAGCGTAGACCCCGCGAGGTTACTGAAGCCCCCCGTGAAAGGAGCCGCAATCGCGCCTCCAATCGAACTCAACGTGTCAAGCAACCCCATCGCTCACCCCCTTGAAAACCGATAGAATCCGAACTCCGATCAACTTCCCGTCGCGCCTGGTCGCGTCGCGCAAAGGCCGACGCTTTGCCGTCTCTTCCACGGCGCCGGCGTTCAGCGCCAGCCGCCGCAGGTCCCAGTTGTCCTCGAACACCGGCAGGCTGATCTTGACCGTGGAGCCCTGGAACACCTCGGCGTAGACCGCCCGCAGCGCCGGTACGACCACCGCCGTCGACCAGGCCGCCCGCTTGAAGTAGCAGCGGCACAGCGCCGCGTCCGGGTTGACGGGCTGGACGGCGATCACGCCGCCGATCTCGTCTTCCTCATAGACCGCCCAGCTCCGCTCCTGTGGCCGCCGTTGTTCCCACTCGGCCAGGAACTCGTCGAGGGACTTTGGGGCGTAGTCGTCGCACACGCGGTCGCGGAACGACTCGATCCAGGCCCACACCTGAGGCAGCGCCCAAGCCGGAAACGGCGATGCGACCGTGATCCCCATATCCCCCTCTCCCTCCAATCGGCAACAGCCCCCCTACAAGCGGAAGTAAGGCAGCACGTCCAAGTTCGCCTCCGACCCGCCCGACACCGCCAGCGTCCCGGCGCTATGGGAATGCTCCGCCATCGCGGTGCCGCTGAACGTCGGCTGCGAGACCGTGCCCGTCAGGACGTGTGCCGTCCCGCTAAAGCTGGGAGTGGACATCGTTCCCGAGGGCGTTCCAGCGCTCGTCGGAGCGCTCTGGATGGTGTAGGCGTTGCTTGCATCGCTGGCCGTCGTGATCTTGCTGTTCGCGGTCCGAGTGTGCCCCGAGGAAGCGAACGGCGAACCGACGACCAACTTCGCCTGCGTCTCGCTCACAATGTCCAGGGGCAGCTCATGGCTGTGCTCCCCAAGCGCCGTTCCACTGAAGCTAGGGGCCGAGACCGTCCCCGCCGGCGTGTACGAATCCATGGTGAGCGTCGGCTGAGAGACCGTCCCCGCCGGGGTTCCAGCGGACGCCGCGCCAGGCGCGCCGGTGAGGCTTGCCGCCACGGCCGCGTTCACCGTCCCGCTGTAGGCCCCTGCGCCCTTGCGGAGCGAGCCACCCCTCTCGTCGGGCAACGTGACGCTGGCGGTGGTCGCATCGCTCTTGGTGCGGGTGACCGTCGAGCCGTCGCACAGGTGATAGCCCGCTCCAGGATCGGAGTCCGTGTACAGGAACACGCCGCTCGGATCGTCCTCGTACGTCCACGCGCTCCCCAGCCAACGCCAGGTGTGCTTGTAGTCGGCGGTGAACCACAGGAAGCCGGTATCGTTGGTGCCGAGGGCCGTGGGCTTGTCCGCGATGGTCGCGGTGCGCATGATCCCGCTCTCGTAGACCCACGCCGAGCCCGTGTTGCGGTACAGCACGCCGCGATCGCTTTCCAGGAAATGGGAGGCCGTGGGGAAGTCCGTGGCGGGATACTTCGCCAGGCGGTTGGCGTGCGTGTCCACCGCGACCACGCCGATCATCGGCACCGGTTCCCAGGCTGTGCCGCTCCAGCGGTAGGTGACATAGTTGTCGGTGGCGTAGTAGCGGAAATTGGCGTCGTGGATTGTCAGATCCGTGTAGCGATCCGCGCGCAGCCCGCGCGCCAGGCCGTCCTCATAGAGCCAAACCTTGATCGCGCCGTACATCCCGACGACGTAGAAGGAGGCGCGGTCCGTCTCCCAGAAGGTCGAATCGACCGGGTACTTCTTGGCCTGGTGCAGGTTCACGCGCTCGAAGTGCGTGCCCGACAAGTGGACGACCAGGTCCTCGAAGGCCGTGGCGTGTTCCGCCAGCCGTCCCTTGACGTGCAGCAGGCGCTGGTTCAGCGTGGCCCGAACGGTCTCGTCCAGGTTCAGCTCAGGCGGCATTTCCAGAAGATCGTTTTTCCTCAAGGCGTCTCCTGGATCGGCAGCCAGCTCAACGTCGGCGCGGTCGGGGCCACCGGCACATCGACCCACGTCCAGCCAGTCATCCCTTCGCCCAGCACCTTGACGCGCACCTGAATCTGGTAGATCCGCGCCGCCGCCTCCGCACAGAGCCGCACTTCGACCGCGCGGCCGCGCGTGCTGCCTCCAAAGCGGCAGCGCATCCACCGAGCCCCGTCGCTAGTGATCGTCGTGTCCAAAGGCCCCTCGACGGTCGTCACCAGATGCTCGCCAGGGACATCGCTAAGGACATCGCCGGTGAGCGTCCCGTTCGTGTGGCAGTAGACTCGCATCTCGCGCCACAGCTTCAGGCGCGCGTTGCCCGCAGTCACCTTGTCGGACCGGAAGACGTCGCCCGTCCCGGCCAGGTAGACTCCGATGACGCGCCCATTCACGTAAGCCCCGCGGATCTGGAACGCCTGCGTGGACGTCACCACGAGTCGAATCCAGCGACCTTCGCGCAACGCCGCCAGCGGGCAGGTGATGCGGTGCAGCGTCGTGGACGTGCCCGCCGTCTTGGTGCCATGGTCTCGCAGCGTCACGGCGTCGCCGGGCAGATCCGTGTAGAACTGCCAAGTGAGCGACGCGCCGGCCGGAGCCTCCACATCGAAGGCGACCGTATCCATCTGCTTGACTTGCAGGCTGCCCAGGTTGACCTTGCCCGAGTCCCAGGTCAGCCCGGCGCGCGGGTTTACGTAGTAGTGCAGGAAGATCCCGAACAAGTGCGTCTCGGCGCTGGTCGAAGCGGAGCCTGAAACGCGGATCGAGATGTTCCGGCCGACGACGCCATCGCCATCGGCGAAGCGGAAAGGCGTCCCGGTCCTCGAGGTTGAGCTGATCGTGCCCAGCGTGATGATCGTGCTGCCGTGCCCGAGGTACGCCTCGACGGTGAGCGTCGCGCCCCCGGTGTTGTGTTCGATCAGCACGTCGCAGTAAGTCTTGTCGTTCTCGGGCGCGCCCTGGTTGAAGTAGCGCGACTGGTAGATGACTGGAATCGCCGCGCCGCCGTCGGCCAGGCCGCTCTCGATGGCGTAGATGCGCTTTCCTATCGCCCCCAGCAGTTCCGTGCCGTCATAGCGCAGCGCATCGAACGGCCGGGAATCGGAGTACCAGCGCTCGGTTGCTTCGTCGTACACCAGCGTCGTGTTCAGCACGGAGGAAGTGTCGTCGGCGTAGGAGTAGTACAGCCGTCCGTTCACGAAGCCCATGCGCTCCAGGGCCTGCATGTCCGGGTTGCTGTTCACGGGTCTGACCGGCGTGGCACCGGGCCACGAAACCACGTCGCCCTTGAACAGCGGGTCAAGCGGCCCGGAGACCTTCACGGCCTGGTCCCCGTTCAAGCGGTACACGCCATCCGGGCCTCGGAAGTAGAGCAAGCTGCCCCGCCCACGGCACCAGGCCAGCGGCCCGACCACGCCGAACTCTGGCACGATGCGGTCGATCTCGGCCCAGGTCTCATCCGGATCGCCCACCAGGCGATGAATTGAACGTGATTTCAAGATGACGGCCATCGTGGGGTACTCCGCGACGGCCAGCAGCTCCTCGCCCTCTTCGCCGACCGGCGTCCAGTTGCCCTCTTCCTCATCCGCCGAGCCAGGGAAACACCAGGGCTTCTCGGGCAGCGACCAGAACAGGCGGTTGGGATGCAGCGCCGTGTTCCAGGCCAGCACCCTGCTCTGGTAGGTGCAGCAGCCGCGCGCCGCCGGCGCCGGGTCGTGGTCGAAGCTCAGCATCTCGCCGCGCGCGGCCAGGTTCTCCGCCGCCGAGTCGCCCGTGCCGTCGTCCAGGAAGGTGGTCGTCGCAATCGGGATCGGCGACGTATTCACCTTGTACGGATCCGGCAGGTACGTGTCCTGCCGGTAGAGGTTCCACGTTGTGATCTGCGCGTCGCTGCTGGGCGTCGGGCAAGTGATCGTGACTTTCTCGTTCACCAGTGCGGTCAGGTCCAGCGCCGGCGACGGGTTGCTCTCGTGTTCGGCGGCCGTGTCGAACGTCACCCAGTAGCTCACGTCGCCGTTGAGCGAGCCTCCGGAGGCGAGCGAGTCGGTCGGCGCGGCTGCCGGCGCGGCTGGACTCCAGGGGAAGGTGCTGCTGCCGTTGTCCTTTACCTGCACGCCTCGGTTCATGCACCAGCCCCAGCCGTTCATCGAGGCGAGGCCTGGCGGGTACTGGTCCAGGAGGGTCGAGATCACCGTCGTTTCGCGGTTGAGGATGCCGGGCTGCGCGAAGTAGCGACGATCTGGCGTTGCTGCCAGGCGCATGATCGCGTGGACGCGATCCGTGCCGGTGAGTAGCACCGAGCCGCAGCCCTTCCGGCTCCGGAGGGCGCCCTGCTGATCCACGCGCCAGTTCTGGAGCGCGATCGCGTCCTGATCGGCCAGCATGTCGGCCGGCGGCAGGAGGTTGAGGCTGCCAGCGAGAACCTGTTGCGCCTGAGTCTCCATCAGAAACCGCCCCCCCAATACGCCTGGATGATCTGGTCGTAGAGCTTCATGCGCTCCTGTAGGTGCTGCGCGACCTCGGGCATGCGCGCGTCGCCTTCCTTGCCGCGCGCATCCGCCAGGGCACCCAGAGCCAGGTAGTCGGCCAATGGTGCCGGGAGGGACATGCTGGGGGCCTTGGCCGTCAGCGCCGTTGGAGCGCGCGAAAGCACGATCAGGAGCGTGCCGCTGGCTGCTGGGATCTTGTAGAGGCCGAGGTACTCCGTGCCGAGCGCATCGCCCACCCAGTGCGTTACGTCGGCGTTGGTCGACGCGGCTGCGCTCTCCGCCCAGTCCGCATCCAGGGCTTCGAGTTCGGCGACGCTGGCGGGCGTCAGTACGTTGCCGTCGAGTGCCACCATGATGATGGCCAGATGCGCTGAGGGCAGCGGGTATAGCGACTGCGTCGCAGCGACGGCCGTCGAGTCGTCGGTCTCGCAGAAGAGGTTACTGGCACCCGCCAGCCGGTCCAGCGCTTCGCTGATGCGCTGGTACAACTCGGCCTCGGTCCAGAACACCAGGTCGCTCGTGTTGGTGGCGTTCAGCCGCACGCACAGCTCGGGAACCCACAGGCTGAGATCAACCGCCAAGTGGTAC